GTAAAGGCCATCTTCTCTCAGCTCAAGATCAGCGATGAGCCCCAGAGCGTTGCCGCTCTCTGGTGGAGCAGGTGGACCGTCTTGATAAGGAGAGGTGGCATGCTGCCAATCAATCACCACAGGATCTTCAGCGCGGCGAGCGTTGAAGACTCTGACCATTTCACTGAGCATCTCCATAGTGATCTCTTTGCCGATATCCTGACCGCTCATTCGAGAGCTGACTTGGCCCAGAGACAGCGTCTTGAAAGGCCGGCCAATTGTGAGGCCATCAGGAATGTCATAAGTGTGTTGGGTTGATAGCGCTTCAGAGTATGCCCTGAGCGCTTGCGCTTTTTTATCGGCGGCGTCCATTTGGTTAACTACCTTTCGAGCCCAAGCAAAGCCAGCATCACCGCCCCAACCCTGCCAAGCTTGCCAGCCCTTCCCCTGGTCGCTCCAAGTTGAGCCCTGCTTGTCAGATTGGTGACGTGTGAAATAGGCGAGCATTCGGCGTACTGTGTCGGGGCTCATCTTTCGACCGTTGGAGAGGTCGCGAGCTCGAGAGATGCCCACTGAGGTCATGCCTCGCTGGGAGATGGGCTTGCTCTCTCTCACCTCAAGCGCTCGCCTTCCAGCCTCTTGCGCTCCTTTGGGGGGAGTGAAATCAATGTGATCGTATCGCTTAAGGTTAAGCTCTGTCTTCTTCTCAGCTGCTGGCTTGGATGGGTGACCATCAGGCAAGAGGTCAAGGTCACCGGTATAAGCTTTCTTGCGCTCGCCCTTCCCCACCAGTTTGAGGAACGCTCGAACGCGAGCCAGCGCCCAACCGTTTCGAGTCATACCAGGCCGGTGACTAACAGAGAAAGCGCCAGCGCCACGACGATAAACAGCTTTAAGCTGACCCAAATTAACTTGTCTTTTAGCGTTGGAGTAGCGCTCATTATGGCTGTCTCTCATATTCTCAAGCGCCTTCAGCGCTCGCTCACCAATCTCAATGCCGCCGCGTGAGCCGCTGGCTGACCCTTCAGGATTGGCCTTGCTTCCTCTAATGCGCTCTTGAGGCTTAGCCGGTGTTTGGGCTTCGGTCCTCTTCTTCTTCTTGATCGCCTTAACCATTGCGCCGCCTCTTGATCAGGGTCTCAGCTAGAGCAGACACGCCACCGCCTCCAGCAGAAGGGACACGCGCCGCCGGTGCTCGCTGTGCATCTTCTGGCAAATCACCGGCACCAATCTTGGCTCTGATCACGCGCTCAAGCTCATCGTCTGGAGTGATGAGGCCGGCTGTGACCAAGTTGGGAAGAGTCATGAGGGACTCAGCCAGCTCATCAGTATCAAGGCCAGTGTGAGTGAGGCGAGGAAGTTTAGAAGGGTCCACCGCTCCATAGTTCCAACGAATGAGCCGGCCAATCGTGCCGCCGCCTCTACGGTCAGGGCCGCTCACCTGAGCAGCCACCAAGTCACAGAGGTTAATTGCAGCGCGCCGAAATACTGAGAGGTGGATTTCTCCCACAGATCGAGCGCCGGTTTCAGTCTGGCCCAAATCAGCGAACTGAGCGAGGAAGGCCGCTGCAATCTGGCTATCACATTTGGAAATTATGTTGATTGGGCCATCAGCATAAAGATTAGGCTGAGCGGCGTAAGTCTCAAACTTTACCGCTGAGTTCTCAACAAGATAGCTCTGCTCTGATGAGATGAACGCTTGAGCCTGAGCTTCAGCGTCGTTGATCATCGCGTCAATATCACCATCAGTGAGCCCGATTTGTTCAGCGGTCGAGCGGTCAACCACTACCTTGGGAGTCGGAACGGCCCAACGGTCGAGCCCCACACACATGAGGTTGGAGACACGCTGCTTAGTTCGCCACCACCACCACACCGGCCTCAGCATCCCAACGCCCTCGAAGTTTGAGCCGGTACGGTTGAGCGTGAGCAAAAGGAGTTTGTTGGCAGGGATGGGCTCTGGTTGCTTGCCTGACCCAACCATGTTTTGAAGAACGCCATCGAGGTGTTGAGAGTCGCGACTCAGCCAGCGGCTGTGAGCGCTTGGCTCCCTATCTGCGTAATGACTCAGCCATACCCTGACCTTGCCTGTTGAGTCTGGCCCCACTTTATAAATCTCTTCAGCGTAGCGATAACCAACCGGAACAAATTCAAAGAGATAGCTGAGCTGCTCCTCCCATGAGCTCTCCATTTGTCCCGAATGACCATCGAGGCCAAACGCTTCGTTTGCGTATCTGGCGAGTTCTTCAGATACCAAGTCACCCTCAACCCCTGGAGTGAATCTCCAAGTAGCGCTCAGTAAGGTCTGTCTGAGCATATGCCAAGAGCGCCTCACTATGGGATCAGTCCTTAACATCTCCTCAGCAGCTTGAACCCAATTGAGGCCGGTGAGCTCTGGGTTAGACTCTACCGACAAGGTGCCGGCATTCAGCTGAGTCCCTGTGATTCCCTTAACGCCAAAGCGAGGCGTTGACGCTCTTAAGTGTTTGGGTGCTGTACGCTCATTCATGGGCGCTCCTTATGATTCCCTTAAGCCTAACCGTTTTCTTCTTTTTTTTCAACAGAAGGTAACCACTCCTTGACCTGCTCATGAAGCTCAACCTCTTCTGAAACAAAATTCACCTCTAGCTTGGTGAGCGCCTTGATCATCGCCAGCTGTAACTCCAGCAAGTGATCATTCTTCAGTTGAAGCTGAATATTGGCATCTCTGAGGCGAGCGATGAGCGCGGCTCTGTCAGCGTTGAGCTTGGCCACTTCAGCCCTGAGCTCATCGACCTCAGCAGGGTCACGCCCTGAAGCGATCGCAAGCATTGAGGAGATTGAGCCTGTGATCATCCCAAGAATCCCAATGAGCACGTCTCTGTTTTTTTCAATTATCTCCACGCGAGCCAAAAAAATAATCAGGCCCATCACCAAACCCATAAAGATTACAGAGAACCACCAGCCGCGTTTTGTTTTCTTTTCTTCATCGTTGTTCATTCCACCACTCCCAGAATTTAAATTTAATGTATGGCCACATGTGAGCGACCAAATAGCCCAAGGCCAGCCAAAAGAAAAAGATGAGGATAAACTCAGCCCACTCAAGAAATGTTTTGTGCCTCATTCGTGACTTCACTTTTTTGGGGCCACCCAACCTCTTGACCTTAGCGGTTGATGGTGGAGGCTGAAGCGTCTTGATGTTAGAGCCAATAGCATAAACGACCTGTGCAGCTTTGACGCCTTGAAAGCGATAAAGCCCAACGCAAGCATAGCGGGTGCCCTTTGGGGTCATCGCGTCAAACTGATTCTTGACTCGCGAGAACGCTGGCTGAGTCATCAGGATTTGGTCAGGTTGGGCAAGGCTCATGATTCGCGCTGCAATATTTTTAGATAAGCCTTCCACCTCGATGGGCTTGGCTCCCACTAAAACCAAAAGCTCATGCTGATGAACCTCAACGACACAGCCATAATGAATTCCGATTCTTGCCTTGATGCGGGTCTTCTGTGGAACTGTTTGTTGATAGTAAAGCGAGAAGTTGAGCGCATCAAACACTCGATCAAACGTAAAGAGGAAACCGTCTGACCTGTCGATCTCTCGGCCGCTGAAGCGATAGAGGAGGGAGCGCGCTAGTCGGTCGTGATATTGAAACCATCGCGCTGCACGTTGAGCGCCAGCGGCCTCAACAAAGCCAGTTGAGTTGACCAAGTCTAAAAGCACAATTGTGAGCGACCGCTCTTTATATTGCTCTGACTCTCTCAACAATTAAAAGTTCCCTCTTGCTCTAGCGCCTCCAACCCTGACCTTTCTTGATCGCGGTGAGGCTCTGGGTTGATACTTGCGCCGGTCCACTGTGGAATCGTCTGCCCATCGCCACATGATGCAATCATATCTGAGCGCGTCAAGTGGGTCTTCTCGCCCATCCTTCTTAGGCTGTTCTTTGGTTCGCTCCCACTGATAAGAGAGCAGCGCCTTCCTGATTGAGTTGCCCGGTGAGCGTTCGCCAGCGTCCCAGACTTCACGAGTGATGAGATACTGACGCCGCGTGAATGCTCGCTTGAGCTTCTGCACCCCGTTGAGAATATCGGTTCTGATTGGATCAGTGGTTGACCTCAACGGGATCCCTAAACCCTTGGGTGGAGCTGCTCGCATCGCTCGAAATGCTGAAGCGCCGGTTTGGTCATTTCGAGCCTTGCCGGCTTTATCAGCACAGCCCTCATCGAGCCAGATTCGAGGAGCTGGGGCTTGATGCTGAATCGATCGAGGCCAAGCAATAGCGAGGATCAATAAGGCGAGCTGCTCAATGGTGACCTCATTGGGGTTCAGCTCAGCGCAGATCACATCAGCGTTTAGCCGCTCATCATGAGCGAGGATGAGCACTGATGGTTTTCGGAATCCCCAGTCAATCGCAATGCGAGCGCTCATCTCTGGCGAGTACTCCCAGTCATCAATCACCATCGTCTCAGCGTCAAACTCTGAATAGACCAAGCCGCTTGGAGGTCGTGGCTTGTTCATCACCATAGCCTCACGCTCTTCTTTGGGGAGCAGCTCAGTGGCCTCAAACCACTCGTCAGAGAGATGAGCCTTATTGACGTATGAGGTAAAAAGCAGAGGGGAGAGGCCGGCGCCCTCAGCCATGGCACACCACCAAGCATCTGCCACAGGAAGGCCCACAAGGATCATGATGGGCGATGGACCTGAGCGCAAACGGCCCAGCGCTTTATGCGCTACCTCAGCGGTGAGCGTCTGACACTCATCAATGAGGCAGCAGCCAGAGGTGATGTTAAGACCCTCAAGCGGGTTGTGAGTTGCATCCCTTGTGCCGGGTCTGAAGTAAGAGCGACACCAAACCGTTGAGCCTGTGGTTGGGTCTAGCCATTGCCTCAGAGAGTGGTTGTAGGTCCAGCCCAATGGCGACAACCATTTTTCCATCTCAGGCATTAACACCGAGTTGTATCTGGGGTTGGTGTCAGTGACCAAGAGCGAGGAGCTGCCAGCGCGCCACTTGGAGATGAAGAGGATCGAGAAGACCAGCGCTGAAGTCTTGCCAGCTCCCCAACCACATCGAGCCGCGATGATTCTATCTTGTCTTCTGATCCTCGCGATAAGATCCTGTTGAAGAGGGTTGAGGCTTAGCTCTCTTGGTTCTCCCATAGCTTAAGCCCTTCTGAGGTGACGCGCCATACTGTGGTTGACTTGCGCCCATCTTTATCAGTGGTGTGTTTGTGGACGGTTGCCCCGACTTCAGCGTTGATGATGTCCACTGTGGAGCGCTGCCAACCATGATCTTGACTCTCCTCAGCTACCTTGACCCAGTCACCCTCAATCTCATAGGTCGCGCTGAAGAGGTGGTGCAGCATTGACCACTCACGCATTAAGCAAATCTGTACCATTACTTTGACCCCTTGCTGATCATCACCTCGAGCTCATCAAGTCGCTTCTTGTAGATGTCGTGA